ATGGACCATGCACTCTCTTCAGAAGAAAGAAAAGAACTTTGCAATCTTTTGGGGATTGCAAGGCATTGCTATGGAAATTATCCTTTAATGAAAAGCAATTTTAAGCATGCCTGTCTAAAATATCATCCTGATAAAGGAGGAGATCAGGAAAAAATGGCAAGATTGAACTTTTTATGGCAAAAGTTCTTATCTTATTTCATGGAGATGAGAAGAAATATACCTGAGGTTAGTGCACCTTCTTTTTGGGAGGATGATTTTCCTACTCTTAAAGATCAGATCAGGTGTGGCTTAAAACTGATTTTCCTAAAGGGTCCTGGCTGCCTGCATATGTGTGCAAGAGAATCTAAGTGTACTTGTGTTTGTTGTAGGTTGCATAGGCAACATAGGAGTTTAAAGGCCTTAAAAAGTAAAAATTGCTTGGTGTGGGGAGAGTGTCTTTGCTTATCTTGCTTCCTACTGTGGTTTGGGTTTCCTACTACCTGGGAAACTATAGAAGAGTGGCAAAAGATCATTGAAAACACAGAGAGTCGGTTTCTCCACCTACAGCTTTATTAACACTTGTAAGTATGTAAAACTGGCCTTTTATATGCAGAATTTAACATTTTAAGGTGTTTGGGGTTTCCTAAATGTCATTTTTTCTCTATTTAAGGAGGATGAAGAGCCAATATATGGTACTACAGCTTTTAGACACTGGTGGTATCGGCAGCACAGCAGAAGCCATGGCAGGACCCAGGCTTCCACTTCAGGAACAAGCTCCAGATCCTCAGGTTATGGTTCCCAACCCAGCCAATCATCATCCACTGGGAGCCAGGATGGATTCCAGCAGCGGCAGCAGCATGGAGAGTCAGGAGACCCAGACCACTCTTTTGACTCTGAACAGCAGCATAACCAACACCAGTCTACTGACAGTGAACAGCAGCACCAGCAGCAGAACTCCAAGAAGCAGAAGCAGCAGTCCAAGAAATCCCATCACTCATCCTCTTCCTCTAGCTCCAGATCAGACATACCTTCCTCACATGGCTCGCATGGGTTCTCAGGAGGGAATATATATGGAAATTCATCCAGAGTCCCACCATGGGATGATGATTCCCTTCTATGCGAGGAGTCCCTATCATCGTCCCCTTCTCCAGAGCCAGCCCCCACCTCTACCGAGGAGGAACCCAGTTTCTCTGAGTCAAGTTCTTTTCGAGGACCCCCCGGGACCCCTTCGCAGTCGACTGACGACGACTTCTCAATGCCAAGAAGTCCTCCTAAGCGAAGAAGAGCACCTTCACCTCCTTCAAGCTATTCAAGCACTCCACCAAGACCAAAAAAGAACAAACCAACTTCTGTTCCTACTGATTTTCCTGATGATTTGCTTGACTGCCTTAGTCATGCTGTTTACAGCAATAAAACAATGAGTGCTTTTGCAATTTTCACCACCCAAGAAAAAGGTAAATTTTTTTATGAAAAACTCTCAGAAAAATTTAAAGTAGAATATAAGGGGAGATTTGGGTGTAAAGAGGGCTGTATTTTAGTTATTGTAACTTTAACTAAACATAGAGTTTCTGCTGTTAAAAATTTTGCATTACCTTTTTGTACTGTCAGCTTCTTATTAATTAAGGGTATTAATAAGTTAATGGAAATGTATGATTTATTACAGAGTGAACCATATAGATTAATTGAAGAAAATAAGTCTTTATCTGCCCATGAATTTACTGAAAAGAAAGAAATAACCTGTAACTGGAATTTAGTTGCTGATTTTGCACATGAGCATGGTATTGATGACCCATTACTAATTTTAGCACACTATCTAGACTTTGCTAAACCATACCCTTGTAATAAATGTTCCAGTAAGTCTGCCCTCAAACCACACAAGTCTCATGAGCAACATCATAAAAATGCCAAACTGTTTATTGAGTCTAAATCTCAGAAATCTATTTGTTTACAGGCAGCAGAGACAGTTCAAGCTAAAAGAAGATTATTAATGCTTGAATTAACCAGAGAGGAAATGCTATGTGAAAAATTTAAGTCTATTTTGGAAAAATTAAAAGATTTGGACCCTCCTGATTTGAAGATTTATATGGCTGGAGTAGCATGGTATTATTGTTTATTTGATAACTTTCCTCAAAAAGTTTTAAAGATTTTAAAGCTACTAACAGAAAATATTCCTAAAAAAAGAAATGTATTGTTTAAAGGACCTATTAACTCTGGGAAAACAAGTTTAGCAGCTGCTTTTTTGGATTTATTGGATGGTAAAGCTTTAAATGTTAATTGCCCTGCAGATAAATTACCCTTTGAATTAGGGTGTGCCTTAGATAAGTTCTGTGTTTGCTTTGAAGATGTCAAAGGTCAACTAGGTGCAAATAAAGACCTGCAGCCTGGTCAGGGCTTTCATAACCTGGATAATTTAAGAGATCATTTAGATGGAGCAGTTCCTGTTAGCTTAGAGAAAAAACATATTAATAAAAGGCATCAGATATTTCCACCATGTATTATTACTGCAAATGAATATGCTATACCTGTTACAGTAGCTGCTAGAATTGCTTACACTTTAAATTTTAGTTTGCAACCTAATTTAAAAGCTAGCTTGGATAAAAATCATGATCTTAGAAAAATGAGAGTTTTGCAGAGTGGAACTACATTGTTATTATGTTTAATATGGCATTTAGATATAGAGGATTTTAAGAGCACTTTACATGATGATGTACAAACCTGGAAAGATATTTTAAGAGCTGAAGTGGGTAGAGGTATGTATTATAATATGGTTGAAAATGTAGAGAAAGGGGAAAATCCCTTATTTGGAATTGTAGATGAAGAAGAAGAAGAAGAAGAGCCCACAAATGAATAAGTTTATAAATATGCATTTATTCTGCCACAATAAAAGTTTTTTTTCACAAATATTTGTCTGTTTCCATGGGATTGGGAGGAGATCTGGGTGGAGAACTGGAGGGAGAAGCAGGGGAAGGAGGGGGAGGTTGGGGCACACTGGTTCCCGCCTTAAACATTCTTGAGAAGCCAACTTTGTCTCCTCCAGGAAAAACATGACCTAAAAAGTCCTCTGACAATGGATACATCCTAGGCAGAGCAGCAGGGGCTGCAGGTTTGTCATTTGTAGGTAATTCTGTCTTTCTTTGTCCATATTTATCAATATATCTAATAACATCTGGGTCTCCAGGAACTGGCTCCATTCCCTGGTATATTCTCACTTCCTCAACCTGAGAATCCTTCCCCTCCATGGGCTGCCCAGTCACAGTAGGCATAAGATTATTAAATAAGCTATTTAACAAATTGGTCACTGGATAAGGGTTTTTCACCCACCTTTTCCTTAATTTTACATTAAAATATCTAGGTAAGCCATGCCAAGCTTGTTTCTGAGAAATTTCTTTAGTTATTAACCCTACAACATCACAGCAGCTAACAAATAAGCCATCTCCTTTGCACAAAGGTCCCACTCCATTTTCATCCAGCAGCACAGTAGTTAAAGTGTTTGTAAACTGTAAAGTTGATGGGGTATTATCTCCAGTAGTCATAGAGCCAAAATATCTAGAATTTTCATTTTTTGCAGGGTCTGGACTCCATAATTCTACAGGATAATACCCATCTTTATTTAATTTAGCTTTAGCAGTAGGATCTAGGCCTTGATTTTTAGGAGTCATTTTTCTGCCTGTAGCAGTTTCTATACTGATGGGTTTCCCTTCCCCCTGAGGATACCTTTCATTCCAATCAAAAACCATGCCCTGCAGGTCAAGAGGTTCACCTCCCACAGCAAACATATGAAAATGAGGGCCTGCAATAGACATGCCAGCTCCATTTTCATGAGTTGGCTGCAAGGCCTTTCCGTGGGCCATAGCTATGATTGTTCCAGATCCAACTATTTCTGTTTTTACAGATACAGCCTCCCACATCTGCAAAGTATCACAGGTAATATCCTCATTAAGAATTGGCAAAGAAACTCTAGCTACACTGTAGGTAGGCATGTTTTCAGGAATGACAGTCACTTTAGGATACACATCATAACTGAAAGTGTACCAATTTGAGTAAGTTTCTATATCTGGAGTGTTTACTCCCATTCTAGGATTTAAATACAACTCTATTTCAGTTACAGCATCATCCCCAGTCACAACACTTAATACCTCCACCCCTCCCTTTACAATTAGTTTAGGTACACATGCCACAGCAGGACAACAAGCTGGAGTTCTTTTCACACAAACTTTCTTAGGAGCAGCAGCTTTACAAGCACTGGCAGATGCAGCAGATGCTCTAGTGTGTTTTCTTTTTGATGGCATTTTGTAAATAGCTCAGCTCAGGTGTTCTGTCTCCACTGAGGCCTAAAATTAAAGGAAGCATCCAATCAGGAGTAGATTGCTGATTTGTGCCTCCTGTAGGAGGATAAAAATTAACTAAATTACCTGATGCTGAGTCAGAAGAACTTTCAGAAGCTATAACCCATCTACTATTTAATATCAGATTTTTTAAACCATCATTAGCCTTAATAGGTTCATTTGCTAAAGCTGTAATGATACTGTCACCCCAATTTAAAGGATCTAATCTAAATGATAACAAAGCCTGACTCAGAATATCATGCTGTCCATGAAAGAAAGCTCTCCTGTTCCTGTTTACAGTTGACACTTGTTCTTGACCATATTTAATTCCAGCACCAACTAAAGCACTAACTCCAGATAAGGTTTGGAATACTAGGCCATATGAGACACCTTCTTGAACCAAAGAGGCAACTAAGGACATGTTGGCAAACTGTTCAGCAGTAAAACCAAGTTGAGTTAAGGCCTCAATCCCAGTAATTCCTTGTATGGTCATAACACTGGCCACTTCAGCTTCAAGGGCAGCTAAGGCTTCTCCAGACAATAAAGTTTCAAGTGTCAGTCCAGTAGTAGCAGATAATTCAGCAGCAATCTCACCAAGATTCAAGATTAAGGTCAAAAAAGCCCCCATATCTGAAAAACAAAGAAAATTTACTTACTTTTAGCAGTTTACTGGTCAGTTTAGTGTTCTGGGCTCCGCTCCCGCCCTTTCTGTGTTAAAAAAATGGTACAAGTTTAGACTTACCCCGCCTTTTGTATTTGAAAAAAACACGCGCCACCTAGTGACTCCTCACAGCTCCCCCGCCCGACGGAAACAAAAAAAACATTTAGAAAATAATTATCAACACATATGTCAGCAACATCCTTTGTGGTTTCCGGGCCGTCTGCCCAGCAGACGAAACCAAGTGCAGAGGGGTATTTTTTTTTCTCAAATAGGAGGAGGCCTGAGGCTCCTAGCCTCTGAGGCTTTCTGAAATAAAGGAGAGAGGCCTCTGAGGCTTTTTTGATTTTCGCGCGCCCAGCAGAGGTATATAAGAGAGTGCAAGCTCTCTAACTGTCACTTTGCAGCC